CGTAGGATCTTGCGACCATACAGATGCATACCACGCACGATGTCAGCAAAGCTGTCTGGGTCACGGTAGTTCTCGACTTTGTTGATCTGCTCAGCAGAAGCAACAGCATCGTCCTGACCAGCCACGATAACACCGTAGTTAGTACCCTGTGCAGTTGTACCAGATGTACCAGCACCTGTACCAGCAGCAGGCAGAGCGTTGGACTGATAAACACGGAAGCCGTGAATGTTGTTCAACACCAAACCATTTTGCAGGCCAGCACCACCGAAGTCAGCATTTAACATGCGTGAATCTTCGTCTTTGAGCATCTCAATGAACACGGCGTCAAGTACAACCCAACGACCACGAGCATCTACGTTTGCTACATCCATCTTACGAGCCATACGTGCAAGTACAGTCAAAGGGGATACAGTTGTAGATGACAGGGCAGTTGCACCTGGCAAACGTGGAGCCAATGGTACGGAATCACCTGCAGTAGCTGTACCAGAGATGGTCAAGTTACTAAAGTCAGTTGCGTCCAAGTGGTTTGCAGCAATGTACTCGCCTGAGATAGCACCACCTGTCAGAGGACTCTGTTTGTCACCTGCTGAAGAGGTGATAAAAGCGCCTGCAGTGGTGTGACCTGAGAGGTACGACAACACGTCTGTGTCCATAGCATCCGACATCTTATAGGCAGCACGATCAGCAGCCAAAGATGTGAAGTCTACATTTGCAAACTGCTCTTCAATGTCATCCATTTTGAAAGCAAAGTAGTTTGCTTGATCAATGGTGAGTGAGAAGTCAGAGTCATCAAGCTTCTCTACTGAGATGCCTGTGTGACGCTGCAAAGAGTTGACGGTTACGTCTGGCTCTTTTTGAATACGAACAGTGTCGCCTTGGTTTGCAATCTCTCCAAAGTAGGAGTTGTTTGTGATTGCGTTAGTAACAGCAGAGCGCCGTAGAGCGATCTGTGCTTGTTTGGAGTAGATGATCGGGGAAAAGTTCCCGTCAAACCCACCACCAGCGGTTCCAATAGCCATAATAATTCTCCTTATAGATATGGCGTGAGAGATAGACACTACATATCCACTAAAGAGGCTCTTCTTAATAGGGTAGTCAGCGTTGCTCTAAGGATGGCCGTCCGTTGAGCGCTGGGCCTATAATCTGAGGTAGTTCTTTTTTGTGGCTTTAGTGCTTAGTGAAAAGCATGTACAGGCAGTTAATACCTGACACTGTACACACCTATAGTTTTATCTACATTTGTAGATTTGTCAAACTATTTCTTTGAGATGTCATAAATAAATTTACCATTGCGCTGGGCATCAAAGATTTCCTCCATGCGCTTTTCGTATTCTTTCATAGACATCTTTTCTACCATTGATTCTGATAAGTACTTAGAAGAGTCATCTGTATCAGGCGTAGCTCTTCCTTTGGCCTTAACTGAAGATGCAGCAGCTTTGTCTGAGCTACTAGACTTACTGGGCTTAATACCCTTATCAGACTTATACAGATCAATAACTCTTGCTACAGACTTAGCGTCTTCACTATTCTCATAGAGTGCATCCTGTACAACCTTAGGCTGCTGCTCTGCCCAAGAGTGAAATGCATCATCTGCACGAATTTCTTGGAAGTCAGGGTGCATAGATATTAACTCAGCTTCTGCCTTCTCACGTTTAGCAGAGGTACGTAGTTTTTCTATTTCTTTTAGCCGCCCATCTAACTCTGATGAACGCTCACTAGCTTTTTTATCAGCTATAGCTTCTACAATACCTGCAACGTCTGGGTATTTCTTAGCCCAAGCATCCACCTCATCCTCTGACTTAGGAAGTACTAACTCATTCTTGGTAGCTAGTTCTAACTGAGATTTTAGTTTATCTAGTTGTGACTGAAACTCTTTTTCTTTTTCTTGCGTATGTCTACGTAGATCACCATAGCGTTTCTTAAAGTTCTTTTCTTCAGGACTTAGATCATCTTCTTGTGTTTCTGCTTTGGGTTCTTTTTCTTGTTGGGTATCACTATCTGTCTGTACTTTGGGTTCTGAAGACTGTGTGCTACTGGGTTCCTCTTGTGTAACTTCTTCTTCCTCTGTTTCATCTTGTGTAACCCCTGCTTGTTTAAGCAGTTCTTTTAGCTCTTCTTCATCCCGTTGTACACGAGATACATTACGATTGTGAGACATTGAGTCCGTCTGGATTGCTTCTGCCATTATCTTTCCTTATGTTGGGGCCAGCATTATTGCTAGGTAGCCTTATTATTATATGGTATTTAGTTGTGCTTAGTCAAAGTAGCCAGACTTACTTCCTGCTGTGCTACCTCTTTTAGTTTGTGCACCAAGTCCAGAATCTTTGTTACGATCATACGCTTCTCTGGCGCGTTCCATTGTATCACGTAACTCATCACCTGATCTATCTCTGTCAATAGAATCTTTAGCACTAATCTTTGCTGCTAGAGAATCTAGCTTACTCTGACGCTTTGCTTGTTTTTTAGTCATCCGCTTTTTGATTTCCTCACGGCGTTCCTCCGCAATCAGATCATCTTCAGAGGCTAAGAAGCTAGAACCACCATCTGAGACATAAGGTTCTGGCACCATTCCAGGATCTGCTAGTGGGCCTTTGTAGTCCCTAGCACCAGGCTCATCATTTAAAGATGTAACTTCTATAGGTTCTGGATCTGGTATTGGATCTTGGCCTGTATACGAAATAGCTTCTTCAAGGGCATCAGTAACAGCTTCTGGCTCAGCAGAAATAGGATCAAAAGGAAGTTTACCTATACCTTTAATATCCTTCTCATCTTCTGTACCAAATAGACGTGTCCACATCCCTGGACTATCCTCCATTGAAATCTCTAAGAGATCTGCATACTGACCTCGTTCTGACGCTCCAAGGGTTTCATCATTCATACGTCTTGTAATTTCTTTCTCAACCTGCTGACGTTGATGCCACATTGCTGCTTTTACAGCCACACCAAAGAAAGGGTTAATCATAGCAGCACCAATACCTACTGCATCACCAGTAACACTTTTTTGGTCTTCAACCATAGCCTGTAATTCACTGGATGACAACTCCTTATAGTTTAGCCCCTTTGATACAGATGTATCCATAGTAGAATCACTATTATCTTCCCTCACATCAGCAGCCGTAGTAACAGCACCTCCTGTAGAAACAGGATCAGGTTTTGGCTCTACATAAGTATATCCCTGAGGTATAGCTGACATAGGCATACCATTGAAAAATAAGATGTTAATGATATTTCCTGTTGAGTTTACGTACTCACGAGTCTCCATACCAGTAGTGCCTTGATAACCTGAAGAAGAAAGTACGCCAAGAGCAGCACTGGAGTCTACAACGCCACCTTCTGCATAACCATCTACAACTTCAAAGTCTGAATCATCAAACATGATATCAAGATCATCTTCAGGTTCAACAACTTCCATACCTTCTACAGGCTCACCACCAATGCGTCCATTAGCTTCCATCTGTTGAAAACCCATTTTAGCTTGCATACGTAAGTCTTCAAAAAGCTTAACACCAAAGAATCGTACAACGTCAGCAGGTACAACATATTCACCCTCACTTAACTGAGCAGGAATGTCATCCCGTACTTCCTTTGGGGTAGAACCTAAAGGTACTTCATTACCTGATACAGGATCTACACGGCCACTTTCAGAGAAGGCCATTTCCATTTGTTCATCCATTACTGCTCCGCCTTCATTAAAAAGTCTCAGTTTTCCATCTTTAGTTCGTACCGCAAGTTCTTTCATTTGTGTTATTGTAGGTTTTTTTACACCTCTAGCTAAAACTAACGGTCCTACTTGGATAGCTTCATCAGCTTCAAAAACAGGCATTCCTGTAGACTTAATATAGAATTGGCTCTGTCTGTAAGGGTTCATACCTATTTGTGTCCACTCTGGATCAGATAAAAGTTTACGAGCTTGTTCTTGTAGAGCATAAGGATTCTCTGGAGTGTAGTCGCCATATACTCGTGCAATAGTTGCCTTACCCATAGGCTTTTCTTCGCCTTTAGCTGTAGTACGCTTACCTCTAGCTATATTAAGAGCTTCTTTAGATTCTGAACCAAACTTGACATTCTTCAACCGTATTGCTTGACCATAACCTAAAACAGAACCCTTTGCATCATTTTTACCATCGTGTATAGACACAACCCATTTGTCATAATTGTTGTATGCAGGAATGTCTAAACGGGAGCCTACTCGTGTATTTTTAGGTATTTCAAAATCTTTTACACCTATAACACCTGTTTTTTGTACCTTCTTACCAAGAGAGCCTGCAACCTCAGTAACTGTAGGCATACTAGGCATGTTCTCTGCCGTATAAAGAGTAGTAATAGGGAGGTCTTCTTTAATAATAAGTCTAGCTTCTTTAGATGTTATACTTCCTTGGTACAAATCTTCTGCTGCAGCTAGAGATTTTTCTGTATTAGCCTGTCTCTTATTTTCAGGTATCTTATTAGCTGTTTGCCAAGCTTTTAGTTCATCACTACTGTCAAGTATAGCAGCAGCCTGATCAACATCAGTGTTAACTTTAGGTTTTAGTCTTACATTTCCAAGGCCAGAACCCATAGCATTAGGGTCTACCTCAACACGCTTAGCTACATCAAATACCTCTTTAGCGCCCTTCTTAATAGCCTTAGCAGCAATATCGCCCACACCAGGAATGAGACCTACAATTGCAGCACCTCCCAGCGCACCCGCTAAATAATAGTTTGGCTCATCTTTCATTAATTCGTCATAGACATCTTTAGCAGCCATAGCATCACCAATAATAGGTGTCATACTAGCAACAAAGGTGGCAGAGTCCCTAAGAGATACCCCTGGAGTGTCTACTGCAAGTTTCTCTCCCTCTGCAGCCCAACCTAAAGCCACCTCTGTCTGGGTGTTTAAATCATCCATTCACTTTGTCCCTCAAGTACTGCAGGTTGCGTAAGGCACGTACAGAACCCTGATGTCTGTATAGCTCTGCTGTATCTGTAACACTCTCCATGCTACGATGTTGTAATGAAATGCACTCATCAAGCTCCTCAATAAATGCATCCCATATCTGTTTATCATTTACTAGCTT